GGAAGCCCTGAGATTGCTTAAAAACAATCTTGTCATGGGTTCCCAAGTCTACAGGGGTTATGAAACCGAATTTCCTGGTACTCCCAGAAAGGGGGGTACGGTTCAAATTCGCAAACCCGTAAGATTCAACGTTACTAAATCCCGTGTTCGTACTTCTTCGGTCATTACCGAACAGTACATCACGATGAACGTCACAACCCAGGCTCATGTTTCTTGGGCCTTCGATTCATACGAATTGACCATGAAAATTGAGGACTATTCAGAGAGATATATTCGTCCGGCGGCAGCTAAACTTGCAAACACCGTCGATGCCGACCTTACTGCACTCTATTCCGATGTTTGGAATACGGTCTTCGAATCCTCTGGATTTGTCACTCCTCATACCTTCATGGTTCTTGCTAAAGGTATGCAGAGACTCGATGAAGAAGGGGTTCCTCCTGAAGATCGGTGCGTTGTTTTTAATCCTGCTGCTCATTGGGCTATGGCAAACGCTCTTACAGCCCTTTATCAACCTGAAGTCGCCAAAGCAGCAATCAGAAAGGGTTATGTGGGAACAATCGCCGGAGCGGAGATTTTCATGGATCAGAATATCAAGACCCATACAGTCGGAACTACCCATGATACCGGATCTACGGGGTCTGATGTAATAAAGGTCGCTTCAACAGCCGCCGATCTAATTACAGGGATTGTAGTTGGAGCTTCAAGAAACCAAAAGGTTGAACTTTACAATTTCGGGGTTACAGGAGGCGGAATTACAGATATTCTCAAAATAGGGGATTGGTTTGAAATTGCCAATGTTTATGCGGTAAATCCCATGAGTGGAGAATCTACTGGGACAAGAAGGCAATTCGTTGTAACAGCCCAAGTTGATGGATGGTCCAACGTTGGTACTGTAAGTGGACCTTGCACCGGAGCTACAACGGCAGCAGGGCTTTCAGTTTACATCCAGCCCGATATGATTAGCACGGGACCTTATGCGACCATTAATACTCTTCCAGCTGGCAATGCGATTGCTTATTTCTACGAAACCCATAAAAAGAGTTACCCAATGAACTTGTGTTTTCACAAGAATGCCTTTGCTCTGGTTTTTGTGCCCTTACAGAAACCAGACGGAATAGCTTTTTCCGATACGATCACTGATGAAGGGTATTCAATTCGGGTGATTAAAGACTACGACATCGACAATGACCAGGAAGTCATTCGACTGGATATTCTTTATGGTGTCAAAACAATTTACCCCGAACTCGCTGTTAGAATAGCGGGTGCGGAAGCATAACAGAAAGGGGGAGGGTTAAATCCCTCCCCTTAATTCTATGGGACGAAAACAACAAGAGCCTTTTTGTGAGTGCATTTTTGAAGGGCGGGCTTGCGACAATTTCCCAGGGACCCAATATCCTTGCTGGCGGTATCACAAGATTCTTGACCCTCTTCTTGTAAACAATAGCGAAGAGGATGAGGCTTGCCGGAAACAGGGATACGATGATCCGAATGCTCCCGTAACGGCAAATAAACAGTTAATCAACTGGTATTGGGATCTGGAGGATATGTCTCCTAAGCAACTCGTGGTCTTTGCAAAGGAAGAATTTGAAGTTGATCTTCCCCTTGAAGGGGGACAGGAGAGACTTTTGAAGGCTGTCTTTAAATTGTCGAAATTTGCACCACAGAATCGAAACAGGATTGTCTTGATGGCTCACACGATCAGGATGAATTATGACGAAACGCTTGAAGAGATAAGACGAATGCAGGCAACCGGACAGGCAGAAATTACAAGAGAGGTCTTTGAGATATGAAAGGGAATCTGATTGATATTGGATATGATAAGGATGGAAAGATTATTTTAGTAATGTACGGGACATTGGAGAATAAACCTTTTCAAACAGTAATCAAATTGGATAGTTCCCAAGCCTGTAAACTATCTGAGGATTTGAAGATGACTGTCGATCAGATGGAAAGAGGGAAAAATGTCAGAGACGGCACAGACGTTAATTAAAGCAGCATTAAGATCAATTGGGGCAATAGCACCAGGGGAGACTCCCACCAGTGATGAATTGGCAGGAGGTCTTGAATCTCTAAAATTCATGCTTCGTCATTGGTCTAACAAAAACATCAGACTCTATTGTATTACCCAAGATACCGTTACACTCAACAGCTCTGAATATTATACAATAGGGGTTGGAGGTACTGTTAATACTGCAAGACCCGAAGATATTAAGGGTGGGTTTGTGAGAGATTGTTATGCGTTTGATTCTCCTTTGCAGATCATTGACGAATCAAGATATAGGAGTCTATCTCTTAAAGGTATAGCTGGTACGGCTGAATTTCTCTGGTATAACCCTGATTTCCCTTATGGGAAACTTTATTTCTGGCCTCGTGGATCGGGGGAAGCCTATATTGATTCTCTAAAACCCTTCTCCGAGCCGTCTCTTATTTCATCAAGCATCCAATTTCCTCCAGGGTATGACGAAGCGATAAAGTGGAATCTTGCCCTGAGATTGTGTCCTGAATATGGCAAAGAACCCTCTACCCTGGTTGCTTCTCTTGCACTAAGTTCTCTCAATGACATTGAAAGTAAGAATTTTAATGCGCAGATAAATGCCGTAAATTTGAATGAAGAATTGAAGGATTCAAAGACCTTTAATATTAATGAAGGATAAGGAGATAAAATGCTTACAAGATTTTATGTCGCACCACAACAGGGTGATGGGAGTCTTTCTAATCCGTACCGTTCTATCCTGAATGACCTTATCAATATTAATCAGGGGGACTGGTTTGATGAGATAGATAATCCTGCTCGGCATATCTCGATTTGCTGTGTCCATGCCTTGCAGACTTCCCATGATGCAATACTGGCCGATGGAAGGGCGTTGCCAATAGGTTCCATTTTTGATGATACCCAGAAAACAGTTTTCCTCAATTCCTTAATCAGTTCCATTCCTAATCTAACGGCATTAAAAGCATCACTGGAGGGTCTTGGAATCTCAACCTCATGGTTCTCTGGAAGCAATACGATCAGGGACGGGATTCGTTATCTGATGCGGGTTTTTTCAACTGGTCAGATTGCCGATGGGGAGGGGAATACAAACATTAAAAATTTAATTTCCAGAAATCTTGACGTGACGGTTCAACAAATCCCACCAGCAATTAGGAACGCCGTAAGAAATTGGATGCAGGCGAAGGGGTTGGCGATAGGATGGATTAACAATTCAACGACAGTAAGGGAGATTTTACATTTTATTGTTTCCAATTTGGATATTGGAAAACTCAAAATGAGTGGAGAAGAATTTTAAATGTGTGCATTACCTGCAACTGATGATTTTGCCCCGTCTGAAAATCCAATTACTACCAATTGGACGACAATGACAGGATATGGGGATTTTGAAGCGGTTGGTGGCATAGCGAGGGAAGCATCTGCCGGAACCCCTGCTGCAATGTATTGGGATGCCGATGCTTTTAATGATAACCAATATTCAAAAGCTGTAATGGGATGGACTGTTTTAAATTATGGTGTTTGCGTTAGGATGAGTCCCACTGCTGCTACTCTTTATGATTTTCCCTGCCAAGATGATAGTAATGCAAAACTCTATAAATGTATTGCGGGTTCATGGACACAACTTGGGGCAGACTATGTTATCACTATGGCAGATGGGGGAACTATTCAACTCAGCGTTTCCGGTACAACATTAACTCCCAGTGTAAATGGGGTTGATCTTGCCACCAGAACCGATGCATCTATTGCTTCTGGAAGTCCAGGAATTAGATCGGGTAATGCAGATTCCCAATATGATACTTGGGAAGGTGGGAATGTGTCGGCAGCGGGACAAGATTATACTGAATCCATCTCTGGAATATTAGGTCAAACAGCAACATTGGCAAGAAGGGGACGGAATAACAGATTAGTACAGGGAGATTTTTAAGATGGAAATTCCCTTTATCGGCGGGGCATATCAAGATAAATCTTTTAACATGGATGCTCAAGTATGTCAGAACCTTTCTGTTGTAGTAGATCAACAAGGAGGGAAATCCGTTCTTTCATTGGAAGGAATATCTGGAGGAATAGGATTGATTAATATGGGATTCTACAGTGGAACCTTTACTCATTATTCGGTTTTTATAAATTGTTATTATCAGGGGTAGTAAATGGAAATTCCTTTTGTTGGCGGTACATACGAAGGTAAATCGAAGAATTTAAACGCCCAGGTATCTCAGAACCTTTATCCTGTTTTAGATCAGCAGGGTGGGAAAACAATATTGGGACTTTATAACGTGCCTGGAGCCACAGAATATATTGATCTTTCTTAAATGAGGGATATATGCCTTATTCAGTAGCAGGTAAACCAAATCTAAAGGGATTTCTTCGAACAATTAAAAAGTCTCCATCACCCTATACTGAAGTCCGAGGAATTGCCCATACTCGAACTAATATTATTTATGCTATTGCAGGAGATACCGTTTGGGAAGTTACCAATTCCTTGGCAAAGTCTTTAGTGGGTGTTCTTATAACTAATGCTGGAAAAGTATTTATGGAATCATTGGGAGACTATTTATGTATCGTAGATGGAGAGAAGGGGTATGCTTATAATTATGTTTTAAAAACTTTGGTAGAGATCAATTTCCCCGATTGCTTTTCTCCTTCATCTTTAACTTCGCAAGATAATTATTTTATTGTGAGTAAAGGGGGATCACCAAGATTTTATGTTTCAGGGAGTGCTGATGCGATCAATTGGGATCCCTTGGATTATGCAACAAAAGAGGGTGAAAATAGCGATATTATTCGTGCTTATAGCCACAATCGCAACCTTTATTTATTTGGACTTCATTCAACTGAAGTCTGGTTTAATTCGGGAGCCACAGAATTCCCATTCCAGAGATATGATGGAGGATTTTTTACTATCGGCTGTAAGGCCGCAAGATCAGTTGCATCCTCAGATGAAAAGGTTTTTTGGTTAGATAATGATTTAAGAATTAGTGCAAGTGCAGGAGTTCAACATGAGGTGATCAGTACGGTTCAGATTGATTATCAAATTTCTCAATTAAGTGATTGGGAAAATGCTGTAGGATTTTTCTATATCCATGATGGTCATGGATTTTATCAAATTTCAATAGCAGATAAAACCCTTGTTTATGATACCTCTACGGGATTTTGGCATACAAGGGCAGTGGGGGCAGGGAATACAAGACATCCGGCCCAATGTTATGCTCGATTTGATAATAAACACATTATTGGAGATTATAGAAACGGGAAAATTCTATATTTTGATCCCACTTCCTATACCTATGATGGAATCATAATGAAAAAAATAAGGGTAGCTCCTTATGTTCATTCAGATAGAAAAAGGATTTTCAATAATGCCCTCGAGATAGAGTTTGAAGCCGGTGTCGGGAATTCAGGATGTGCAGATCCTCAAGCAATACTTGAATGGTCTGACGATGCTGGAAATACTTGGAGTAATCAATATTCAACCGATATTGGAGAATCGGGACAGTATCAGACAAGGGCAAGATGGAGAAGATTAGGAAGTTCAAGAAGTCGTCTTTATCGTGTGACAATAGAAGACCCCGTTAAAACGGTCATAATCGGAGCACATTTGGATGCTTCACCAGGTAACTCATAAATGACACTTAGACCCGCACCAGTAAAAGAATATGTAGATTTTGATAGAACCAAAGGAAAAGAAGGGATCACTGAATCTTGGCGTCAATGGTTTGCAGACCTTGTGGGTGAAACTGGAATTGGCGGAGGAGTAACTCATAATCTTTTAAGTATAAATCATTTAGACACTTTGGCAGGTACGGTTATTACTGGGGATACGATTATTGGGAATGAAACTCCTAAGTGGGCAAGATTAGCAAAGGGTAATAGGGATTCTATTCTTACCATGGGAGCCAATCTTCCCAATTGGATTCCCAATTCAGTCAATGTAAAAAACTACGGGGCAGTATTGGATGGAGTTACAGATGATACCGTAGCTTTTCAAGGTGCCATTGATTCATTGGGTGTCCTTGGCGGAACGGTCGTCTATCATGGGAAAGCCTTAATTGATGGAAATCTGATCGTTAGAAAAAATGTCACTTTAACCGATCCATTGAGATTTGTTGGAGCATCCACCGCCGTCTCTTTTGGAGATATGAGTGCCCTCATTCTTAACCCAGCGGCCACCATTACATTGGAATCAGGCGCAGGGATAATGGGGAGTTTAATCTATCGTAAAGGGATGACCTTCCCCGCCCTAACTCCCGTAGATTTTGCAGGAACAGCGATTACAATAGGCGGAAATGATTGTTTCATTTTAAATTCCATGATTTTAGGTTTTTATAAGATGATCTATTCTTTCGGTCGACCTGTTGCAAGTACAGATTATTCTCTCGACCGTGATCGTATGCACATCCAAAATGTGCAAGGAGACAATATAAATGGAATTGAGATAATCAATTGTTGGGATATTGGTAGATTCCAAAACATTCATCTTTGGCCTTTTGCTGTTTACCCCAATGCAGGAACTTATATAAGGAATGGAACAGGATTTAGATTTTACAGTGGTGGAGATTGGAATAAGGTTACTGACTGTTTCAGTTGGGGATACAAGTATGGATATGATGTTAATACCTGTAACTCTATGACTCTACTTTCCTGTGGTGCTGACAATCCCCCAGGGGCACATCCTGGGTCTGTTGGTTTTATGGTGAATGGAGGAGCAACTGATACGAGATTGATAGCCTGTCAATCGGCAGGTCACATGAATTGTGGATATTATATTAATACAAATGCTGAGACAGGTCTTCATACCCAACTCATTGGTTGTGATAGTTGGTACACTGGAGATCATGGCATATTATTGAGTGCAGGAGATGTATCGGTCATTGGTGGAAAATTTAGGAATGTCGGGATGGGTATAACTATCAATACCACGACAGGTAAAATCTTCATCGACCAAGTTCGTTTCAGTGCGATTAGCGGTTCACCAATATATTTTAATGTAAGCAATAATAAAGTCTATGTTGGAACAAACGATTATGGGGACTTTACGGGAAATCCCAAAGGAGGAACTGGAACCTATGGGATAGTTAATGTTGTTGCTGCCGAACCCCTCAACCTTCCCACTACGGGAGGAGATTTTGTTATTGTCACAGGCAACACTTCCTTTGGAACCCTAAATCACGGATATGCTGGGAGAGAGGTCAAACTTCTTTTTACTGGAAGTCCGACCCTCTATCAACACGCAGTTACGCCTCTTAGTATAGGAGAAATGCACTTGGCAGGGGGAATAAATTTTGTAGCTTCCGCCAATGTAATGATAACTCTTAGACACAATGGTATTCTCTGGTATGAAGTTGCCAGACAACAGTTGGGGGGTTCTGTTGCCGGTGCGGATACCAATATTCAATACAATGATGGAGGGGTATTGGCAGGTGAGTCAAATCTTACCTGGAATAAAACAACGGACTTATTAACTGCTTTAACCATTGCATCAAGGGGAATGAGTCTTGCCACTTTAGCAACCTCTGGAAATCTCTTGTATCTCAATTGTGAATCTGCTGGTGGTACAGTAAAACTAATCTCTGGAAATCTGGGTGGGGTGGAGAATTTTTCCTTAGATCACCACGGCAATCTCTCAACAACCGGTACGGTTGACGGTAGAGACATCTCCGCTGACTTAAACCAAGCCGTAAAAACTACGTCTTCTCCTACCTTTGCTAATTTAGCAATACCCAATACTGGAGTGATTGCGATGGGAGATGATTGTTATTTTCGACTCGAAAACGAATCGGTAATACAAGGTAGAGATACGGGAGGAATAATGAGGAACTTTATCTCTATTGGTTCTAACAATTATATCTATATAGGAGCCACGAACTCAACGGTTCCAGTTTATATCGGGTCTGGGTCGGGTTTAGCTAATCCAATTTACATACGAGTTGGAAGTGCAGATAAGAACATCCAAGTGGACGTAAATGGATTTTTAAAGGCGGTATAAAATGAATGAAAACAAATACTGTAAAGACTGTAAATTCTATCCAGATTGTGACGATTTAGATTGGGATACTGAGGTCTTTGACTGTGACTATAAGGAGGTGAAGAAATAGAAATATGAAAAGTTGGATCATAACAAAAATCAAGAATCTTTTCAAAACCCAAAAAGGAGGTAAAAACAAATGTTACAAGGTGAAAATTTCCAGATCGTTAAAAATTGGAAGCTAAGAAAAATGGCCAAACAGGTACGAAACGGTATTGTGCCAAAGGGAGTGACTAAGGAAGAGGTAATGAAGGCCCTGAGTCTTACCAGACCCAAACATTATACAGAGATGTTTGGTTTTCTCTCTATGAGGGTATTTGATAGCGATGGGAAACTTAAACAAGACCTCGGTCTGCAAAGTGTAAAAACGGTTACAAAACCTTTCGTCAAATTACTTGCAGATGCTTTCTGTAGTTCTACTGCTGCAACAGGATTATCCCATTATATTGTTCATGCAGTAGGGGATGGGTCAACGGCAGAAGCCTCTGGGGATACATTACTTATAAGAGAAGGGGGACCGGGGGGTGATTATGCAAGAATTTCAGGTAGCCAAACTCATGGGGCTACATCAAACATCTTTCGGACGGTGAAGACATGGGGTGCCCTTACTGCTTTTACCGTTATTGAACATGGGATATTTGATACCACCGTTACATCGACAGGCAACTTGCTTGATAGGAGTCTTGTTTCAACTCCTCCAACGGTTGCGAGTGGTGATGAAGTGGAGTTCACCTATGAATTAACAATTAATAGCGAAACAGTATAGGTTAGAAATGGAACTTCTAACTAAATGGAAATGGGGAAGGAAGATTATCCCCGAAGAAGAGATTAGAAGAAAGAGGAACATTGCCAAAGTTACTCAAGTGGGTTGTTTAAATTGGTGCCCTGAGTTTTCAACTCATTGTAAGGAAAAGACGCTCCTTATAACTGGTGACGGTTCCTGCCTTCCCGAAGATGTAAAGGAATTTGAATCATGGAAGATTCCCCATGATGTTCTGTGTTGTAACCGATCACTTCTCTATTTTCAGCGTCCCATTAACCACTGGGCGGCTATTGATTGTGAGGAATCGGTATGGTTGAGTCAATATGCCAAGGGAGATAATGGCCATTTTCTAAGGCACGTTATTGGCTCATGTATTATCGGTTATGATGTTTTTTGGTATGCTGCCGATGGTGTGGAGACAGAATACGGACGTAGGCAATGGGTGGGGAATACGGGATATTTCGGTATGCTCATAGCCCTTAATATGGGCTATAAGAAGGTGGTTCTTGCGGGTATGCCCCTTGATAGGAATAGACATTGGTATGAACCTGAAGGGACAGAGGGTCCCCATTGGGTTTCAGATACTTATACCATCTGGATGGATTATAAAACGGAATGTCCAGATGCGGATAAGGTAAGGAGTCTATCGGGATATTCGGCTTTTATAATGGGTAAGGCAAATAAGGAATGGGTATTAAATGAGTAGACTTTCTGGATTAATTACCAAGAGAATCCGTATCCAAAAGGCATTAACTGGTCTTTGGTATGCTACAGGTGGACTTACAAAGAAAATTCGTATTCAGAAAACTCTTTCTGGGATTTTGGGATTTACGGGAGAGGTTACTGCTGCACTTATCGAATTGACCAAAGAGTCTCTTGCAGGTTTATTAACCTTTACCGGAGAATTAACAAAAAGGATTCGTATTCAGAAAGGGTTGAGTGGTCTATGGTATGCAACGGGAACGATCACAAAGAGGATTCATGTTCAGAAGGTTCTTTCTGGAATTTCAGGATTCTCGGGTAGTCTAACTATTACCCTTGGTGGATTTTTCCAAGAATCTGTAGAGGGATTATTAAGTTTTGTCGGAACATTAACAAGAAGAATCCCGATTCAGTTTATTACTAAAGCACAAGGACTCGGAACCAATGATCCCGTAACCTTATCTTTTGATTGTGGTGTTGGGGCAACTTTTCTTGTTGTCTGTCTTGCTATTAGGAGTGGTGCAGCCTCAAGAACTGGTACCGTAACTTATGCCGGAACCAATATGACCCAAGTTGGGCAAGAAATTAATTCATCGGTGGGAGTTGAGATTTGGTATCTTAGTAATCCGGCAAGTGGAGCAAATGATATTAGTATTCCCAATCCCGATAGAAATGATATCAGGGTTATCGGTTCAAGTTATAAGAGAGTTATCACATCTTCTCCAGTAGATGTTAGTGATTCGTGGTCTGGTACAACCGACGATGTTAGCAATTCAATTACCACTACAGTTAATGGCGACCTTTGTATAGATTGTTTAGCACATGAATCAAAAGACCTTGAAAATGGTTATAATCAAACAATCCTTTATGAGAATGATGAAGGACCCTGGAATAGTTCGGCAATGTACGCCATTCAGTCAAATGCCGGCAGTATCACTTTTACACATAATAATCTCAACTCAGATAAATGGGCACAGATGTTGGTTTCATTTAAACCCGTTGTTGAGGGTTATACCTTATTATCAATCCTAAGTAAATGGTCTGGCGACCTTGTAAAAAGAATCCGTATTCAAAAAATATTAGATGGTTCCACTAATTTTATTGGTGCAATTTTAGTTAAATTTAATGAGGGAACAACAGGCAATCTTGATCAATGGATTGGAACACTTATACAAAAAATCAGTATTTATAAATCCCTTTCAGGAGTCTTAACATTTTCTGGAACAATTACTGCCTTTTTAAGTGCTGAGTTAAAAGAATCTATTGGGGGTTTATTAAATCTCACTGGAACGGTAACAAAAAGAATCCATGTTCAGGAGTCTTTAATTGGCCTTTGGCGTGCTACGGGATTACTTACGAAGAGAATACGTCTTCAAGAAAATATTCCTGGGATTTGTAAACTATCGGGAAATGTTACTCATACCACGATTAGCGGAATGGTAAAAAGAACGGTTTCTGGGTCATTGAATTTTAGGCAAAGATATTAATATGAAAAGAATTCTCTTAACTT